TAAAGCAAAAGTATCAAAACCAGTTTGTGCTCCGGCCAACGTAAAAGTACCTGTACCTGTGGAGGTACTGGTTTCTTTAACTCGGTCGTTTATTACTAACGCCATTTAATTTTTAATCTCCTAATTATTAGTTAGAATTTAAACTTAAGATAGCACCTACTCCAACAGGTGATCCAGAAGTAGGACTAGGAAATGCTATTGTAAAATCTCCGTTTGTTGCTGCTTTAGTTCCACTAAAATCTAAAATTACTACCAATTTATTTGCGGGTGAAGTATTTGTATTATAAATTGCTGCATAGGCCGCTGAAAAAGTAGCAGTACTCCAAACTACGTTTGCAAAATCTACAGTAGCTACAGCAGTAGATGATACAACAGCTTGAGAGGTTAAAGCTTCTCCGCCTGCGCTATAATTTGTTCCAGATGAAGAAACCTCAGAAGCGGTTAAATAAACTGTGCTTGAAGTAGTGTAACTTCCTATTGCTGTATACAATGCTATTTTAAAACTATTTCCACCACTAGCGAAATTATGGTTTCCAGTTAAAAGTTCTCCACCAAAAGCGAAGGGTACTATATTTGCCATTTTTTATTTTCTCCTTAATTATTAATATGTTGATGGTGAATCTGATTTTAAAGGAGTTCGAATAACACCATCTTGATATTCGTCTCTGCGTCTGCGACCTTGTTGTTCGATCCCATACGATGCCATTGCTCTGTCGTAGGCCTGAGCATAGTATTGTAACATATCTGCTGGACCTTTCAAGTACGCATATGTGTTTACCAGACATGAATACAAAAGTAAATCCTGATATTTATTAGAGACATAGGTACCTAAAACACTAGGTGAGTCAATTACAGGAGCGGTTTCGTTGGTAATACTAGTAGGTTGTTTTATATAGGCTAGTGTAATATCGTAAGCTGAATCAGGAGTGGGTGCTACTACCCAATATGTTTCATCCCAATTTCCATAGTATTTAGGTATTCCAGAAGCTGTGGCAGGAGTATTATAATATTCAGCCATAAAAGAAGTGTCTCTTTTTTCTAAAAAAGTCTGATTTCCAGAAGAATCAGTTAACTGAGCATACCTTATAACCCTTAAATCAGAGGGAATAGTTACATATCTATTTCCTATTACTAGGGAAGAAGTAGCATAAAAACGATCTACATCTGCATCTACTTCTCTATAAATTTTGTTCTCCGCATTAATAATAATGGATTTTAAAACATTGTTGGTTAATACCGTAGGAGTTACACTTGAGTTATTATCTACTTCGGTGTAGTTTCGAATATCGGTTTGTAAATCTGCTAAATTATATGCCATACTATCCTTGTAACGTTACTGGCCCCGCAGAGCAAGCGTTTCCTCCTCCATATATCCCACCGGTAGTGGCATTATCTGCACTTTGAAAATAAAAATAATTAATAGGGTTAGTTAAAGCATCGGTAGTAGTTTCTCCTGTTACTACACCACTAGAATTGATCTGTCCTAAAGAAATAGTAAAACCATTAGAATTACTAATATCACTTACCCCATCAAAAGTAGGAATGGTTAAATATCCAGTTGGACTAGTTGCTCCATAAAAACGAACTATGTTTCCAGTGCTTCTATCATTATTAGGAGAAGATACATTGATATAAGTAGTCCCGCTATAAATAATAGTTTGAAAAGGATTAGAAGGTAGTAAAACTAAAACAGGGGGCTCTACTCTATTGGGTCTCGCATGTCCTAAAGCTTGAGGATCCGCACGATGAGGTTTTGGATTTAATTGAGGTTGTTTTGGTTCATACTCAGAAGTATGTACCCATGCCCCATTCCATTCTCTAACCATTTCTCTATAAGGAAACGCTTGACCGGAACGATCAGAGATAGCTTGAGAAAATTTTCCACTAGAACGATTAGCCATATTAATTAGTTGGGTAGTAAGTTTGAGGAGAAATAAAAGAGCTAGAGGGAGAACCATCTTCTTCTAATGCTCTTTTTAATTCATCTTCATATAATAATTTTAACATTTCAATTCTTTGCGGTGCAAATTTAACCGCTAAATAATAAGCTAGACCAGCTAACATACAAGGGACAAAACGATAAGGCACATCGGTTGCATTAGTATAAGCTCCTGAATCTTGAATTCTTTTTTCGTAGTAATAATTAATAGTGTTACCGGCATAAGTTGCTCCCGGTGTTAGATACAAGGTAATAGTGACTTTATCAATAAATCGCTCTACAAAGAAATTAGTAGGTTGTCCTTGATCTTGTTTATTTGAATATCCTTGATAAGCAGATCTATTAATTTTATCTAAAGGAAATCCTACGTTAGTAGCATTAACATAATTAGTCTCTAAAATATCACCTGTTCCATATACAATCGTGTTGTAATCATACACAGTAGCATCGTCCGCGTGGCTCGCTGCTACAGTGCTATTCGCGCCGCGAGTGGCTCCGGTTAAACTTGTACTTCCTGAGTTCTGACCTGTATAAGTGATTTGTTCCGTTCCAATTAAAACAGTACCGGTAGTGGGAAACCCTACTAAAGAATTTAAAGGTATGGTAGTTACAGAAGCATCTATAGCTGCGGATAAACTATTGAAGACTCCATCTGAAGTCCCATCCGCAGAAGAACGATATAAATTATAAACAGCTTGACCTTGAATAAGAGTAATAGAATTATTTCCTACTTCCCAATAATGAAGACCTCTGTTTCCCCATTCTTGAAATAGAATATTAAGCGAGCGTCGAGCACCTTTTAGTTGATAACCAGATACCCCTTGAATACCTATTCGTTCGTACGCTTCTTCTATAATATCTGCAATAGAAAAAGTTTTTTCAAACGTAAATGTTCCGGAAGTAGTGTTAGCCATTTAGACTCCTACCCTGCTGTTAAACCTGAACCTGAATACTTATCAGTAAATAATGTGTAAGCAGTTACATTAGTTTTAGTTTTACAATAAATCCCTTTTGGAAAAACAATTCCATCTTCAGGAAAATTTAAAGTAAGCACATCTCCATTAGGAACATCTACATATAGTAATGTAGTACCTGAATTAGATGTAGTAGTTAATTCTAAAACACCTGCCCCTACCCCGTCTGATGCAACCGAAATTGCTTTCAACCTAATAGGTGGATCTATGATTGCTGTTGCACCTGCTGCGGCAGCTGATCTAGTTGCTTGTATATCGCCTTTAAAACCCATTTTATTCTCCTTGTTCAAAGAGCCCCGAAGGGCTCCCTTAATTATTTATTATGCTTCTTTTGCCCAAACACCTTGAGCGTCTACTACTGTCCAAAATGCAGTTGAGTTTTCAGATGCAAGAGTAACAAAGTCACCAACTTTTGATGTAGCTTGTGTATTAATAAGATCTTTATCGTCTGTTAAAGATCCAGCATACAAAATACCATCTGCTGCGGCAGGACTAATTGTAAAAGTGTTAGTACCATCTGTTGCAGTATTTACAAATGTAACTACTCTGCCAATCGAGATTGCAGGTAAAGTAAAAACAACACCATCAGTTTTTGATGTAAGTGTTTTTCCTGAATCACCATTTACTACAGTGTAAGATGCTGACTTTGATTCAATATTAAATCCAGTCAAGCCTGCTTCATTAATTTTACCCTGAAGTACGGGTCCTCTAAATAGAGTTGTTGCCATGATTATATTCTCCTAGTTAATGGGAAGCCGTCTCTAGGCTGTCGACTATACGCGTCGGTTCCCAATATTGTTTATGTATAGTAGGTATTTTATAGACTAATTTATAGAAAAGAGCAAGAAGTCCTTATAGGGAAAATATGTATTACAGCGATAAATAGCGTGGTTTACTTAACCAGCTATAGAAAACTCAGGAGCAAGAGAATCTACCTTAACTTGGTGTAACATCTCTTTTGCTTCAGCCTGTTTAATATGGCTGATAGTATTGCGAATTTCTTCGTCAATCCTAACCATGTTTAAGGTATAAATACCTTCTTTAACATGATCCTGCTCCCACTTTAATTCAAGCGATCTTTTCTTGTGGTAAAGATCCTTGATGTGATTGTATTCCATTAACAATCTCCTCGTAGGTTATATAACGAACATTTTTTTGTAAATGTCTGTCTTCAACGAAAGATATATCTTTTTTTCCTATTTTGTCAAGGATAGCATGTTCAATACCGACTGCCGTATCTAAGGCTTCAATATCAAAATCTGCTTTGTGTTGGTAGGCTTTTATCTGTACTCGAAATTTCTTCATCATGGTTCGTCCTTTCTATCAAAAAGAAATGGCCCCGTAAAGGGGCCATCTCAAATAAAAAATGTTTAATAAGAACTACTTATTAAGCACCTGGTGAAGCAAAAATACCTCTGAAGTCAGAAACTCCAAAAGTGTATCTCTCTCTCGCTCTATATTGAACGTTACCAGTTTGGAAATCACCTTCCATTTTAGTATTGATTGGTGATCTCACAAAGTATTTCATTCCGTTTGGCACATCTGTAGTGATGTAAAACGCATTTGGATCTGTTAGGTAGTTATTCACTACATAACCTTTAGGAACCATTCCCATAGATCGGATTGCGTTAATATCATTGTCAGCTGTTCCAACTCTGTTTGCAGACTTCATAAGTCTTTCAGCAGTAAATTGAAGCTCAGAAGGAATAATCATTTTTACTCCTTTAGCCGCAATTTTAAGACCTCTTTCGTCTGTCATTGCAGCAATATCAATTAAAGACTGCTCCAATGAAGTTTCGTTAAGATCCGCTGCAGTTGCTAATGTGTTAGAAACAACACCAGCAATAGTTGGATGTTCAGTGTTAAACAAAGTTACACCGTCTCCTGAATTATATGAACCACTTGGTAGTCCATTAATCAAAGGATTAACAGCTTTAACTTGTTTAGTGTTTGCCATACTTCTAGCCAACGCTTTAGTGTATCTAGACGCTAGTCTGTCATACAAGTTATCTTCAATCGCTTCTTCTGTGATTGAAAATGCCAAAGCAATAGTTTCCATAGTGTATCTAGCAGAATAAGTCTCTTGAGCATTGTCAAAAGTAACTGCTGAACCTTCCGGTTTAACTTGCGCATTAGCGAAACCTGATAACATAACTTCTTCTTCAAACGCTCTGTCTGAAGTTTCAGTTGCGTAGATTTCCGCATGTTGGTTTTCGTATTGTTTGTACTCCAAGCCGAACAGGGCGTTCAAACCTGGCTCTAGTTCTTTAACTAGTTGTGATCGTGATATAGCCATATGATTATATTCCCGTTACTTGTTTTAACAAGTGTTCATTGATTGTGACAACCCAATTAACATTAGCTGCGCCAATTTCATTGTTTGTCGGATCTTTAGAAACACCTATGATCTTTAATTGACCATCAGTTGCACTTAAAGAAGAGTCATCTAATTCTACTTTAGACAAAAAGTTAGGTGAAGCACCCGCTAAGTAGACGATGTCCGCATCGTTGAATACATCTGTTTGAGCAGATGCACCTGCATTGTTTGATTGTATTTCAAATCTTTCGTAAGGATCGTCAGAAACGAATCCTACGATATCAGCAGCTGCATTAGCAGCGGCTAAGTGATTTGCCCATGTGGGTTTATCGGTAGATGAATCAGTATAGAAGATACCATTAAGTGATCCTAGTAATACATCTCCTGCTGCAGCCACACCAACAGTTCCAGTGTTAATTCCTTTAACTGGATCTCCTTGGTAGATAGCTGTTGCACTTGCTGCAATACTATACTCACTTAAACCTTGGTTATCACTATTCTGACCAACTTTTCCAATTGCTCTCAATCCGAAAGCACTATCTTTGTTTGCCATATTGTTTTTCTCCTTTGTAATTAGTTCTTATGAACCAATTACGGGTTAAGTTTATTTAATTCGTTGGTCTTGAATTGTTAAAAAATTAACTTTTCTTTGAACCACCGAAGGTTACACGACTCTGTCGATCACTATTGATCGGCATAGCTGAATGCTGTTCCTTCATGAGATCGTTATTCACTGCATCATCCTGATCTTTGCCTTGTTTAGCATAATAATCAGTGTACTGTTGCGCGAGCTCTTCCGGTATCCTAGCCAGCAATAGGCCGCCTACTCCGATCACTCCCTTGTATTTGCCGTCTTCAACTGCTGGAAAATCAAAGTCTGGATATTCATCAGAACGAACTAATTCATAACCAGATCGTAATCGACCGGCTACGTTTTTCGTATCCTGAAAACCCATTGACTCTGCTCTAATCCAACGATGTTTGAATCCTGTTGGCGCAGGGGGTGCATCTAAAGCTGATGGTGGAGACCAAACCTTTGGTCGAGATGTTTTATCTCTAGTTTGACTCGCACGTGAAGTTGTCGTTTTTTTATCTTGTTCCATATGCCTATACTCCTTCCGTGATGTTTAATTGTTTCGCATATTCTTCTAGTGGCACACCTAATTTTCTAGCAATTGCTACCTGTGAGGATGTGAGCGTCACAGTTTTTTTGCGACCGGTTTTAACACTTCGCCTTGCTGAGGCTACTACTTGTGTCGGCTTGGTCGATTCCGTACTTGTAGTATTAGCAAATTTGGTAGGAAATGCAACTCTTATTCTCTTATCGAGCTCAGAGTAATATTCATCCGAAGATGGATCATAACCTTCCTCATTTGTTAAAGTCTCATGTAGATCAAAAGCCGTGTAAGTCATGGGCTTATCTGTCCCAAACCAACGATTTTTTGATCCCCAATGTTCCGCTTTAGGATCTGGTCCAGAAGTATTAGATACAGGCTGTCTAGGAATATTAACATTATCCATCGTAGGAATAGTAGTTCCTTCGGATAATTCTTCCCTAGCTGATTTTTGTTCTAATAATCTACTTTCTTCATAACCTAAACGAGAAATCTCTCTTTGGATATCTACCTCTAAACTAATATCATCTGCTTCTCTAGCGCGTGCAAGTCTTGCTTTAGCACCTTCTATCGCAGCAACTAATTTAGCTTCTCTATCCTTTAAGCTGTTTGTTTCTAACGAAGAATATTTTCTTCCTAATTTATCTGCAGTGTCCTTTTGAACTCTTGCATAATTAATAGCTTCGTCTTTTTGACGTTCTGCTTCTCTCCATTTTTTAGTGAGTTTCGCGATTCGTCTTTGCACATCTTTTGAATAAATTTCTAATTCGTCTTTCTTTTCTTCTGTCTTAACTTCTTCTTTTTCTTCTGTCTTAACTTCTAGCTTCTCGTCGCTCGCATCGAGAGTCGAGGCGCTAGTGTCTTCCGAAACAGGTATTTCTGTTTCTTCTGTAGATGTATCTTCGGACGTGATCTCAACTTCTTGATCAGGTGACGAAGTATCTATATCCACCATATGTTCTTCTTTGTCTGGCATAGTATTCTCCTATGTTGTTGTTAAAATGAATGAAAGATATCTTCGGGATCTTCCACCGTTGCTAAGACTTCATCGTCATTAAGCAAACGTACTTCCCCGCCGTCTATTAAGATTCGGCTTCCTGCATATCTTGCAAAAATAACCCAATCTCCTTTTTTACACCATGGTCCTTCGGGAAATTTTCCCTTGTCATAACAATGAGGTCCCATAGCTAAAATTAATCCACAAGTAGACGCAACTTGTGATCGTTCTATAGATTGTTCAGATAAATAAAGTCCACCTTTAGTTTTAGAAGTTGCTTTAAAAGGCAAAACTAACATTCTCCAACCGGTAGGGGTGGGTAATTTTGAAGTGGATTTTTCTTTTATCTTATCTTGAGCGTCAGCTTCTTTATTTACTTTTTCTGCTATAGCTTTATTTTCTTTTTCGTACTTTTCTTCCAAAGCAAACTTAGTCTTTGGTACTTCCTTTTCCGAGGTTGATAACGTTTCCGTCGTCATAGTTATTGTGCTCCTTATTATCTAGCAGGTTAGAGATTTCCTGAATTATATATTGGTAGGCATGCGCCTGTCCTAATAAGTACTTGTATTTGTCCATATTGTCAACACCTCCTGAGATCATTACATCTCCAATGTTTTGATAGCTGGTATTGAGTACTTTTTGTATTTTTTGTATGACGATAATGTCGTCTGGTTGTTGCTTCATTTAGCAGTTCCACTTTCTTAGAGACTTATTAATTCTGCTATCCGGGTCTCTTGCCGTTTTTGCAGAGGTGAGTTTTGACTTCATACCACTCATTCTAGCACAAAAAGACTTACGTCTATTTGCAGATTTAGAACCTTTTTTTAATTTAGAAGGCTTGGTAGTCACCGCAGTTTTTAATTTGGAACCAGGATTAGCTGCTCTATAAGAAGCAACTCCTTTTTTATTCAAACCCCCTGATTGTGATTTTCCTTCCTTTCTAGTCCAAGCTGCTGTAGCCATTATTTTTTATGCTTAGCACCCTTCATTATTTTACCATTTGGCATTTTATGTGTTTTTTTCTTTTCTGTACTTTTAGTTTTTTTGATCATTATTTTTTACACTTACATTGTTTTATAGAAAATATTTTACAAAAAAAAGATTTTACTATGTTTAAAAGTTTAGTCATTATTTCCATCCTTTTCTCGCTAGCTTAGGTTTACCTGATTGCACCAGTCCACCCTTTTTAAAACCATATTTTTCTTTTATTTCTTTCATCGTCTCAATTTCTGCTTTACCATGATCTTGTCCTTTTAATATTTTTTTTGCTAAAGAACTTCTAGCCTCTTTGCCTATTTTTTCCATTACCTTATGTTCTATAGACCCATCGCTTTTTTTCATTGTATAACTAGCTTTGGTATCATTTTCTTTTTTAAATTTTTCTATATTGGGTTGTTTTATTTCTTTAAGCCCTGACATAGCGCTTTTAACTTCTTTGCTTACATCGGGTTTACTTCCTTCTACTAGATGTTTTCTTTTTATTTTAGTCATTATTTCCATCCTTTTCTCGCTAGCTTAGGTTTACCTGATTGCACCAGTCCACCCTTTTTAAAACCATATTTTTCTTTTATTTCTTTCATCGTCTCAATTTCTGCTTTACCATGATCTTGTCCTTTTAATATTTTTTTTGCTAAAGAACTTCTAGCCTCTTTGCCTATTTTTTCCATTACCTTATGTTCTATAGACCCATCGCTTTTTTTCATTGTATAACTAGCTTTGGTATCATTTTCTTTTTTAAATTTTTCTATATTGGGTTGTTTTATTTCTTTAAGCCCTGACATAGCGCTTTTAACTTCTTTGCTTACATCGGGTTTACTTCCTTCTACTAGATGTTTTCTTTTTATTTTAGTCATTATTTATCCTTTGTTAACATTTTGTTGACGTTTTCAGCTCGTTCCATAAAATTTTTACCGGGTACTTTTTTTCCTCTAAAGGTAGCAAATCTAGTAGAAATATCTCCTTTAATTTCGTCTTTAGTAGTTGGTCCTATAGCTTTATTTAATTTATTAATAGCTTCTATTTCTTCTGCTCTTTCTGATTTCTTTAAATCAGAAAATTTTGTACCTTTATTTTTTTTAAGGACTGCATCTGTCTCTGCTCTTAGTTTATCTCCCTTTTTACCTAATGCAGAAAGTTTACCTTCATCTACTATTTTTTTGTTGGCATAAAATTCTTTTTCTAACTTTACATTAGAGCCTGATTTTTTAACTAATCCTTTAACCGCTTTAACTACGGATCCGCCTACGACATAATTTTTTCGTAGTGCTTTTCCAAAACCTTTTTTTGCAATTCCATATTTAGTCATAATTATTTATCCTTATTTGCTAAAGTTCTCGCAATGGATTCTCCACTACGCCCTACTACATAACCACCGAGGCCAACATTGAGAAGTGTCCACACATCTCCTGGTAATTCGAACGTTATTATAGTTCCTGTAAATAATACTATAACAGGTCCTAGAACATAATTCCAGACCAATATAAATATTAATACGTACATAAGCAAAGGTCTCCAACTAGCTACAAACCAGTTAGATTTTGCCTCTGCTTCTACGATTGAAGCTGCTGCTTTTAACTCTTCTGTGGATGATAATAATAGTTGAGTATTAAGCTGAGCTTTTAATTTTTCTGCTAGGTCTTTATCAGGTATAG